TCCTTTGGGCCGCCATCATCAAATCGCCACGACCGCCCACACTCTGTGTCCCAGAAACCGTCATCTTCGTTGTGCGCCCACTCGCATGTCAGCGGCACCGCCCCGGCCTGCGCCTGGGTGGGCTGCGGGGCGGCCCAGCCAGCACGGATTGCGTCTGCTGGATCGTTGAGCAGTTCACGTAGCGTTCCGCTTCCTCCATCCACAAGGATTGACGCCGCAAGGTCGTTGGTGGCTGTTGTGGCGCATTGGTCGGCAATGTTCAGGTACTGCTCTTGGTCTGTCGGCTCAGTCATGGTTTGCTCCTTGCTTGCGGGCTGCGCGCTCTGAGTCCATGAAGGCGTCCAACTCGCCTGGCAAGCTGCCCACGGGAACCAGGCATTCACGCATGTCGTTGGGTGCAAACACGCAGCAAAGAGCTTCATCGCTTTCGTGCTGTTCACGCAGTTCCTGCCACCGCGCCGCATCCTCCAGCACGCTGTCTGCCGGGGCAAGGGCTGCGAGTGCTACTCTTGCGTACTCGGTCGCATAGCCCCGCAGGAACTCTTTGATGTCTCTGGGGGTTGTTCCAACATCCCGCAGGTCTGGATCGGGTAATGGGGCAGACCATGCCGATCTGCTCCCGCTGGCTGGCTGTCTGCCTGGGGCGCTGGCTGGGTAGTGGGCACCGCGCCCCACTTGGTACGCAAGTCTGCGGACAGAGCCGGGTGGGTAGATTCACACGCAGCAGCGTAGGCTACCAACGCTTGACGAGCATGAGGGTCGTGGTCAAGGTCTAGCACAAAGTACGTGCATCCATGGTGCTTGCCTCCAGGCTGATCGCTACCATCCACGCGGCGCACATCGAACTTGCGAAACAGACCTTGTTGCTCTGCCGGTATGCTCGCATCGCGCTCCGGGAGTCGGGACGCTGGCTGGGTGGTGGGCGCGGCGAGTTCGTAGTTGTCGAAGTAGCGGTGCTTGCGGCTACCTTTGTTCGGCCCTTCTGGGCAGCACTCGCAGAACCAGTCCCCCAGCTTGTCTGCGTCGAACTGGTCAGCGCTGAGGTAGGAGTTCGGCCCCCGCGTGACCTCTTGAAGCCGTGCGCCGCAAGCAGAACACTTCGGTTCGCTCAGCCCCGCTACAGCGGCAGGCGCTTCCTGCGCTGGTGCTTGCCCATGGGATGCGCGCTTACCCGCTTCGTACATATCTCGTCCGTACTGTGCGATTACGCGGATTTCGAGGGCGCTCCAGTCCATGACCATTGACTCCGGGTGGGCAGGGAATTGTGGCTCCGCATAGGCCGCGCCGGGCTGCTGTGCCAATGTGAATGGCCCTTCGTCGTAGGGCGTGTTTCCGCAGTCGCCGGGCGGCTGTGCTCCCACAGGCTGTTCGGCACCCGAGGTGCTGGATGCGTCATGCATCGAGCGCACACACGTCAGAGCATCTTCGTGGGTCATCGACTCGTGGCCGTTGTCGACTGCGGCACGAAGTTCTTCATAAAGCTGTTCGGCAGTTTTCATTTCTTCCTCACGTTGTTGACGAACTGGGCGGCAAAACCTGGAGCGTGGTGGGCATAGTTCATGACCATGCGTAAGTCACTCCAGCCGCTCAGCTTCTGCAGCACCTCCAGCGGCGTACCGGGTTTCGAGCGCTTGCATCAGACCATTGAAGGTGAGCTGCGGCGTGGAGTCGACGATCTCCTGCAAGACCTCGTTGTCCTCCTTGCCGTCCCACACCTTGGTGTAGGTGCCCTCCTTGTAGCCGTGCGCCTGGCGGAACTGGTTGAGCGCGTTCTTACACATGTACAGCTCGAAAATCTTGGCGTCATCCAGCTCCAAATCGTCAGCGATAGAGCGTAGCAGTGGCAGTACCACCGAGCCGTTGACACCGGCCATGGAGCCGAACAGTTCGATGCGGCGCTGCAGATCGAGGGAGAGCAGATCGTGTCGTTTACCCTCGTTGTCCTCGAACAACACGTCGCTTGGGGCAAATTCCCACTGGCGCATGATGTCAAGTGTTGCGGCTTGCACGACGCCCTTCGCTTCGACGAGCGCTTGCGACAGAACAAAATGCCAGATGTCGATGAACTCCATACGAGCTTTCTGGAGGTCCATGTCCTGCTTCTTCCACCACTTCCACCCGACGTGGTCGAGCAGTTCGATGGTTTCGACCAGGATGGCGCGGGGCCAAGAGTATTCGGCCGTATACCACTGGGGGTTCACGATAGCGTTCATGCGGTCCTGGACCTGCAGCATTTCAATAAGTTGTCCGGCAATCATGGATTTCCTTTGAGTTTTTGGAGGTTGCGGCGGTCGACAGCGTTATTCCTTGACGTTGTCGCGCAACCAACCGAGCAGGCCAGCCTTGTCGGTCGGTACTTCGACCTCGTGGGTCTCGATCTCTTTGCGTGTGAATCCTTCGGCGGCGAACTTCTTGCGGCTGGCGGTGGCTTCGGCCTGCGTACCGCCCCACTCCAAGCGGCGGTCGTGAGCATCATCGAGATTGACAGCAGTGGTCTTGTAGAGGCGCATGGTTTCTCCTTTAGAGGTTAGATGTCAGGACAAATCTTGAGGCAGCCGGTGGCTGATGTACGTGGGGAATCGTGGCTTGTCCTTCACGCCATGAGTCATGTGTTTGAACTTGACGATATGACCGATGATCTGCTTCGGGTTCTTGAAGTAGTACTCGGCCTCGGCCACGGTCATCTCGCCGCTACCCACGGTGATCTCCAGACCCTTGGGGAACAGGAGCTTGCCGGTAATGGGGCAGTGGAAGTCGGCCAGCAGCACGCCCTGAATAGAACCGACTTGGCCGTTGGGCACCATGCCGGCCTTGGCGGACGAGCGCTCGGTACGGCCCAGTGCGTTCTTCTTGGCCTCGTTCATGTTGACTTCGCCCTCGGTGATGCCGGTCACGAGGATTTCAGCATCGGCCCAGGACTTCACGCGCCACAGCTCCTGCCCCTTCTTGGTGGCGCGGCCAGGCTTGTAGGGTGCGTTGGGGTTGCGGATGATGGCGCCCTCGTAGCCCAGGTCGAAGAACTCTGCGATCAGGGCGTCCAAATCCGGGCGTATGTACGCCTGATACATCGGGACGAGGTGGATGCGGGGGAGGTTGAGTTTCTCCACCGTCTCCTTCAGGCGCCAATAGCGATCTAGGTAGGGCATCGAAGGGTCAGCCAAGTGATCGAACACCCACCAGTGCAGATCAGGCATCTCTTCCACGCCCTGGAACCGGCCCATGGCACCCGTGGTCAGGCTGCACAGGCGCTCGCCACAATTGGGTTTGTTGCCCAATGTCATCTCGCCATCCAGACCAATGAATTCTTTGTGGCTGAAATAGCTCGTGATCCCAAAGCCCTCGAACGGTTTGAGGCTGCGCCCCGTGAGCGTGCCGTTGAGGTTCAGGGCGCGCACGCCGTCGATTTTGGGCTGCACGATGCAAGGGAACTTCACTTCTTCGAGGATCGCGTCTTCGGCGAGCTGCGGTTTGGTTTGCATGGTTTTCCTTTGGGCAGGTTGTACTGGGCGATGAGGGTCAGCGCCCGAAGAGCCACGGCGTTGCGTCGCTTAGCCATCTCAACCACATAACGGTATGTAGCTGGCGCACTGTTGTTTTCGAGACTGAGCGGCAGCACGGCCAGCTCCATGCGATTGGTTTTGAGGTCATAGACCTCGCGCAGCTCCCATCCCATGGCAGCAGCTTGTTGAGTTTCGACAGCGTCGAGCATCTTTGTTGGGCTTCGGTTTGAGGCGAATAAAAGGGTTGGGCATCAGACGCCCCACCAGGGACTTTGCAGTGTGGTACACACCCACAAATCCTGGCGGAGTGTTCTCTTTCCAGAGGTAGCCCAATTGGCTTTGCTGCCGTCTTCTTCAGGGAATCTCCCTAGCGAAATATAGACCGTCTCCGTTCTAAAGCAGATTGGCAACCGAGGCAGCGATAGTATCCGAGAGACACTCTGGCTGCCGGAATCGTTTCCCCACACTCACATTCGCCGCTGAAGTTTTTCGGCGGCAGTTCTTTGACACGACAGGCTTCGATGGCTTTGTCAGTCATCGTACGCACAAGAGCGTCTGCGTGTTCGAGGAATTTTTCGTCCATCTTGGATTCTGCGACCCAGGTAGTAAAAGAAAACAACAGTCATAACGATCTGTTGTGAAGAGCGCAACACTTTGGCTGCTGTGAAAAGGTGGTTCAGGCTCACATAGGTCCTCCGGTCAGTTGAACAATCAGCTCAGCCAGCTCCTTGCGGGGGCGCATCTGCCCTTGAAAGTGACCAGCCGTGATCGGTGACTTCCATGAAGTACCTGGGAACCACACCCCTCCGTCTTTGCTGCCGACGATCACGCCGACATTGCGGCCCTCGTTGTGCCGGGACGTCAGCCACTCCTGCTGCAGAGCGGAGATCGCCGGAGATTTGCCAGAGACGAGATCGATCAAAGTGTCGGGGCGTTTGGGCACCACGATGAACTTGTATTCGATCCAGAGGTCGCGCACTCCGCTGTACCAGACGTCGGCGATGCCGCCGTTGTACTGGTTGTGGTTCTTCATGCGGTAGAGCTTCACCGGCAGGTGCTTATGCATGCTGCTGATGAAGTTGTTCTCAGGCCCACGGCTCACTTGATGTTGGCCTTCAGGTGAGTCCAGGCTTCGCCGAGCGACTTAAAGCGGTTGCCCAGCTTGAAGCCGCCGTAGAAAGAGGCACCGATGGTGCCGAGAAGAATGAGGTCGATCATCATGTTGTTCGGGTGCGAAGGAGGTCGACCATCGGGCCGGAGCCCGATGGATGGACAGAGTGGTCAGTCGTTGATCGCGGCCAGCACCAGGTCTGCCGTGGTGGCGAACGCTTCGGCCTGGGCCACGGTCTTGGCGTCGACGATGTCGAACTTGCAGTCGGTCAGGTCGTTGTCCAGTGCCTCCAGGTACTTCGTAGCCGCGGCATCGTCGCCCACCTGGACGAACAGGATGGTCAGCGCATCGTCGGTTTCCTGGCGGTGGCTGGCCTTGCGGATCACTTCAGCGGCGGCGGCGCGGTCATCCGGCACACCGTCGGTGAAAACGATGATGAAGTCCTTCTTGTCGGATTTGCCGGCCAGGGTCAGGGCGGCGGTCAGGGCTTCGGCCAGGGGCGTGGAGCCACGGGGGGCAGCGTCAGCGAACACGTCGCGGACGGCCTGGCTGGTCACGCCGTCCTGAGCCTTGATGTTGGCGCCGCCGAACAGCACCAGACCGATGCCGTCCTGGTCGATCTTCTCGATGTCGCGGATGAAGGTCATCGCGGCTTCTTGGACAGCCTCCCAGCGCGTGACGCTGGAGCCCGCCTTGACGGGCTCGCCCATGGAGCCGGAGGTGTCGATGGCGACGATGAAGTCGTACTCGGACAGCTTGTTTGCAGTTGCTTCGGTCATTTGAGTTTTCTCCTTGGTGCCGACGAAAGAAAGCCGCGTCGGCATCGGCTTAGATAGCTGGCGAAATCTTGGCTAGACCTTCGAGCGACGGACCGATTGAGAAGGCTTGTTGTCGCGTACATCCCAATGCTTAGGCTTGCGGTCAGCGAACTGTTTACGCAGTGCTTCGGCTTGGGCTGTGAGCTGGCAGACCATACGGTCGTACGCGCCTGGGTCCGGTGTGAAGTTGCGGTCGTCGATCAACGAACCATTCACCTGGGCGTCAACGATAATGGCGATGCAAGCCAGGGCGTTACCCAGATGCGGACTGTTGGTGTCAGGAGCATTCTCCTGCCCCTCCATCCATGCATCCAGATGGCGCTTGGCCGCAGCCACATACACCGAGGCTGCGACAGGAGCAGCACGGAAGTTGTTGCGACCGTACTTCAGTTCGCCTTCGAGGAAGCCCACGGCGCCGTAAGCCGTGGCCGTGGTGGGCCACAGGTGCAGCGGGAGCTTGGCACGCCCAATGGCGTCCTTGGGATTATCAGCGCTCATGCTTTGGCCTTTGCTTCGGTGCCACCGAATAGAGCTTTGTGGATTGCGCACACGGTCTGGGCCTGGTTGAAAGCGTCGGCCATGGCGTTGTGTTTGATGCCCACAGGGGGCGATTTGACACTCTTGGCACCAGGCAAGTTCTTGTACGTGCGGAAGCAACGGTTGTTCCAGAACTTCCAGGGAGGCTCCATGCCCAGAGAGGTGTAAGCATGGGCCAGCATCGGAAGATCAAAGTCCGCGCCGTTGGACCATAGGTTTTGGTCTTCACCGCCCAGCCAATCGCTGAGCTGCGTCAGTGCGTTTTCGAGAGACTCTTTCGGCTCGAAAAAGACTTGACGGGCAGCCGCTTCTTGTTTGAACCACCACAGCAGCGTCTCCTCACTGATACGGCGCTTCCAGTCCAGATTCGACTCAATGGAGAGGGATACATAGAAGCCTGCGTCATCGACTTCGCCAGTCTCCAGATTAAACCGTACAGCACCAATGCTCAAGATCACTGCATCAGCGGTTGTAGCAAGGGTCTCAAGGTCAACCATCACATCTTTCATGTTTGTTCCTTGGTAATGGGCGCGAATGACTGCAAGAAAGCGTTCGCCCTCAGACCGTGCCGTGCCGTGCCGGGAACAGTCTGGGGCGCGTCGCTGGCCTAGATCACGCCTCGGCGGGTTCGAGGGCTTCCAGTTGCGCCTTGATCTTGGCTTCGCCCTTGGCCGCTGCAGCCGTTGCCTTGTCGAGCTTCTTCTTGGCCGCGTCCACCGTCTTCTGGGCATCTGCCACAGCCTTGTCGGCTTCTTTCTTGGCGGCACCGAGGGCCTTTTCGGCGTTCTTCACATCGACGAGGTAGGGCTTCAGGCCGGCCTGGCTGGTCTTCAGCGCAGCGGTCAGATCTTTCTTGGCGGCCTTGATTTCAGCGGGGGACAGGGTTTTCTTGGATGCCATGGTATTTCTCCTTGAGTTGGCTTACATATCGAACTTCGTTGAGCCGAGCGGCTCGGGAAATGAGACGGTCGATCACCGACCGCCTCCGTTGAGCGGCGCTCTCAAGAGCGAGAGCAGCCAGCACCTCTTGTTCGGTCAGGTCGTTCAGGTGCGTATTCAAGGCACTGACAGACTCCAGTGCCTGACCGATCAGGAACTTCCTCACCTTCTTCATGATTCACCTCAGCGGCGGGCACCAGCAGTGGGGCGACGGGCAGGAGCGGTTTTCTTGGCCGGCGCCTGACCGTACGAAGAAACGTCCGGCTCGGCAGCCAGCATTTCCTTCGCCTCCTCCAGGCGGGCCAGGTGAACACCCGCGTTGCCGTTGGGTTCAGCGTCGCTGAACTTCAGGCAGGCGTGGTCGACAGCGTCGTCGAACGACACCGTTGCCACCACACCGACCGGGGGCACGCCAAACATGCGCTGTACGTTCTTGACGAAGCCGTCGAAGCCCTTGATGGCCGTAGGCGAGGTCGCCAGCGTCCACATGGGGGTGTCTTCGTCCGCATCCGGTGGCAGTACGGCCAGCAACCGGCTGTTCTTGCATGCCTTGCCCGCGCCAGCCGAACCGAAGGCATTCATCGGGCACTCGGCGCACGAGTCGGCTTGCTTCACCGGGCTGTTCTCGGAAGGAACCAGCTTCAGCGGAATGTCACCGATGGCGAAGCAGGTCGGCGGGACGATGTTGTTCTTGTCGTACGCACCCTCGTAGAAGGTGTTGCGGCTGGTGAAGTCGACGATCACGAGCTGCAGCGGGCCGGGCGTCTTGGAGCCGTCGGGCAGGATGAACTGCTTGTCCTGGGTGACGCGGATCATGTTGCCACCAGCGGGTGCGGTTTTGCTCTGCAGAGCAGCGAGCTGAGCAGCCATCATCTCCTGGACGGAGACGACGGAGCCGCCAGCGGGCTTCTTGACTGCGACAGCGGTGGACTTGGGTGCAGCCTTTGCAGGCGCGGCTTTCTTGGCGGTAGTTGCCATGGTTGTATCTCCGTTAGAGGTTAGAGAACGAATCAAAGAGAACGCAGGTTGAGCTTGCGTTTGGTGAAGGGTTGGACACCCGGTACCTTCTTGCCCATATCGAGGAGTTCCCGATAGGACGGATCGGACACACGTCGTTGGACGAGGTGCCAGAACTTGTTCTTGGCGATGTAGGGCCAGAGCTTGTCCCAATCCTGCACATCGGCGACCACCGAGGTGGTGACGGAGACCGTGGCCTTAGAGCCCGTGGCCTTTTCCAAGCCCTCGGAGCCCAAGCGCTCCATGACCTGCTCCTCGATGTCCTTGATGGCCTCCTCAGTCTCTTTGAGGGTGGTCTCGATCTTGCGCTTCTCTTCACGAGCGGCCCAGAGCTGGTCGATGAGGGCGCCGGTCGAAGCCGGCTTACTGGTCGTGGTCTTCTTGACCACAGGTGTCTTGACAGTCATTGCTGTTCTCCTTGGTGACGATAATCATACATCAATCTTTAACGAATCGAAATACGACGTTAGACGGTTTCGTCCGGCATTAACCACTGAAGGCCGTCCCATTGGCTCTTGGGAGGGAGTTCACCGAGAGGCAGAGGCACTCGCTCAACCGCACCGCCAACGACATATAACATGTGCAAAAGCTCATCAGCCCTTACGCTGATTCTTCCGCGAAACCATTCGTAAGAAGTTCGGCAACCAGGTGTCTCTTTCAGTAGGCGCTGCAAAGTGAACCGATTAGGTCGGTAATTCTCCGGTCGTCTGCCCTGTAGTGCGTTCAAGCTATCGCGCCACTCGATGAACGGCATGGCACGGTCCTTGATTTCGTTGGCTTTCTTGCGGTTGAGGCGCATCTTGTACTGCACCTGGATGTCATTGAGCTCAGGCTGCCACCGACCGTTACGGTAATACCAGTTCGACAGACCTTTCTTGGCGGCGCAGTTATTGATCACGGTTCCACCGCGGTAACTATGCACTCGCATGCCTCTCGGGAGGAAGCAGTCGATGAACAGGCGCGAACTCACTGAATCGTGATGGTTGATGGTGACCCTGTCGTCGCTGTGCCATTGGACCAAGGACGTGTAGTAGTAGATGAACGACACCGTCCCGGCAAAGTAACGTATCCGCTTGGTGCAGTCGCGTGTCCTGCTTTTCAACAGCTTCTCATCAGGCGTCAAATTCTTCGCCTTTGGGAGCCGCTCGAAAAGAGCGACTGCCTCCTGATAACTGCTCACTGAAGGGAGAGTGCGTGGGTTGATGGCGAACATTCAGTGTCCTTTCAGATTGTTGTAGGAACGCAACATGTCTTCGACCAAGTCCATGGCCTCGGTGAAGTCTTTGACGACATCGACAACCGCTGTACCGCGCCGCACTCGGTAGTCGGAACCACCGATTCGTTTGTCGATGTGCATCCCGCCATGGGAGACGATGTGAAACCAGACTGGCTCCTTACTTGGAGTAGTTCTCTGCATATCCACCTTCGCAGTTCAGAGGAATGTCAGCGCACCAGGCTGGTGCCGTGGACATGCACTTCGCCATGTAGGCAATGCATGCTTTGGCTTGGGCGGTCTTGGGCAACGCCACCACCTCGTCGTGGGTCGTCATGACAACGCGGTACTTCTTGCTGATAGCGAGCATCTGGGTCGCCACGATGATCCGGGCCAGGGCCTGCACGATGTTCTCGCACAGCAGTCCGCCATAAATCTTCGAGCGCATCTTCCCGGACTGGTAGGACCACTCGGTCCAGCCCGTCTCGGTGTTCACCTTGCTGCGCAGGTCCGGGTACTTCAGTGCCATGCCGTTGGGGAGCCAGAGGGTCTCCTTCTCCCACGACAGGCACTTGTGGCTACCCTGTCGGCCAGCCGCCATGTCCTCGATGATCTTGTTGCAGATGCTCCAGCCGTTACGAATCTTGTGATTCTTGTTGCGGTAGGCGTTGACGATGCGGTGGCATTCGTTCAGGTCGAAGTACACCGGAGGCCCACCGAGCGCACCCTTGGCCAGCGTCATCTGGAACTTCGGGGCGCCCATCTGGAAGCCCAACCCCAAAACGCAATTCAAAACTAAGCATCCCGAGACTGTAAATCGACGTCGTGGACCCGCATTAGCTATGTCGTAGACGCGAACCTTGCGAGAATTTGTTCGCCCGTCAACCCTTTGCGTAGTAGCTGGTATGTCCAGTTCTTGCTGTAAGGACTCGGAAACTCGTGGATCGAGACTTGCCGCCCTTGCCAGAGAATCATCGGTGTGTTGCGTTTGTTCTGATTTTGTTGAGTCCTGGTAGCCAGCCTCAGATTCCCCGGCTCGTAGTTCCCGTCGTTGTTCTTCCGGTCGATCTCCACACCCCTGTAGTCCTTGTGTGGCAGGTTCGCAGACACCCACTGGATGAATTCCATCCTGGTCTTGAACAGACATTTGATTCCCCGGCCGCCGTAGCTCTCCCAGTCCCTGTGGTCTGGATTGCTGCACCGCGCCAGGATCGCGTCGTACCGTCGACCCAATACTTCCGCATGGGGCGTCGGACGTCTGCCGTTCTTCAAGAACGAGGTCGTTTTTCCGTTCTTCAAGTTGTTGAGATACGTCAGCTTGGTAATACCAGTCAGGGCGCATCGTGCCTTGACGTACGGAGAGCCGTTTACGCGGTGTATCCGCGACGACATGATCGTCACAGAACCGAAGACCACGCCCTTCAACTCCGGTACGTTGGAGCCGAGCCATTTCGGATGCTGCCTGCCAGAGCGGAAGGACCCGTCCGCATTCCGTGAAGACTTCGTGGTCCGGCGTGGCTGTGAGTCCGTCATAGGTGATTACCTCTTGGATGCCTTGGTCAATGAGGCCGTCGTGCCTGACCCATTCTACTCCATCCCATAACCTATCTTGTTTAGATATTAGATTGATCGGTACGAGACCTCGATGTGTCAAAACGAGTTCGCCTTCCGCAATACAGACCTTGCCCACAAAGCGCTCCATTTTGTCCTCGGTCGTGATCTCACGGTTGTAGACGATGTCACCGAAGATGCAGTAAGCATCGCGGTCGGCACCTCGGGCCACGCCTTTGGATTTGTCCCATTTGTCGGCCTTGCGGAAGGCATCCAGCAGGTCATCCTGTCCCCAAAGCCACCCGTTGACTCGGGCCTCGATCTGTCCTGAGTCCTGCACAGCGATCTGGTACCCGCGAGGGGCTTCGATGGACAGACGCAGCTCGCCACCACGGGTGAGGTTCTGCATGTTCATCTTGTTGTTGCCGCCCCACCGGCCCGTATGGGCGCGATAGTAGCTGTAACCCACTGGTAGACTCATGCCGTCGGCGCCGGCCTCCAGGAAGCGCTCCGCACGGGTAATGTTGGTCGTCGATTTGACGGCCAGCCGAGCCTCGACCAGCAGCCGGATGCGGTCCTGCTTGGCCGAGATTTTCGGCACGTCGCGCTTCTTGTTCGGGTCCAGGTCGCCACGCCAGTGGTCGATGTCGTCGGGCAGGCCAATGAATTCGAGGTCGTCTTTGGCGAAGGCATAGGTGTACTTGTCCTCGTCGTCCCGCTCCTCAACTGGCTTGTCGATCCATGCCTTGCTGACCTTGGTCGGGGGCTCAATGCCCTCGGCGCGCAGCATGTCGGCAAAGAACTCGTTGTTGCCCAGCAGCCGCTTGATGATGTGCATGCCACGGTCAGTGCCTTCCAGGGCGCGTTCCTCAGGACCTTTGATCAGCTTTTTGTGTAGTTCCTTGTCGTAGAACTTGCCTCCGATGTCGTAGTCTTCGGGGTTGATCACGCCGTAGAACAACTTCTGGCGTTTTTCGATTTCGCGCTCGTACTCGGTCTGCACGCGAGGGATGTTGACCTTGAGCACCGGGTCACAAAACATGCGGATCGTCAGGTCGATCAGCGCGATCTCATCGGCGGGGTATTTGGGGTGCATCTCCGTGAAGATGCGGAAGCACTCGTCGTTGTCCTGGGCGCAGTAAATGGCGCCTTCTTTGAACAGCGTGGGTGACCAGTCCAGCACGCCTTTGGTCTTCTCCAGGAAGCCGTCGACCTTACCCGCGCCTCCATAGAATTTGGCGACCTCGTCCAGCCCCGAGCCAATCTCGTTGCTGTGCAGGCCGCGGGCCATCGAGAGCGTGTCGTAATAGAACGCCGGCACGATACCCATGTGGTGACTCATGATGAAGCCGTCGAACGCTGTGTTGTGGCACAGCAGGCCATGGGTTGCCCAGTTGATCTTCTTGAGCGCCGCAATACCTTTCTTGCCGTCGTAAATCTTGGTCGGTTTATTGCCTACCTTGATGCCGACCATCTGGATTTTGAACCGAGGGTCGCGCACGTACTCGGACGTGGACATCTTCTTCAGCGTGTAGTGCGTGTCGAAGTAAGTCTCGAAGTCGACCGTGACCAGGCGAGCCCAGTCGACAGGGTGGAGAGGGAAAGACGGGCGGCAAAAAGCCTGTGCAGCAGCCGCGGCGGTGCTGCGAATAGCAGATTTCCAGCTCATTGGGGGCGCTTCTTAAATTGATTGATGGCAGGGTCCACGGCGACGCTAAGCTCACGAAAAGTGAGCTGCTTCAGATGTTCCGCATGGACTTCCAGAGCGAACTTGACGGCTTCCAGCTCAGGGCCGGCGTAGCCGTAGTGCCCCTTGTCCAGGTACCGTTTGCCGCACATTGCGTGGGCATAAACAGCTTGAGCCAGTTCACGGACGTACTGCTCTGAAAAGTACACCCAGTCGACCGCAGTGGCGACATTAAGCACACCACGTACAACCACCCAGTCTTCGTGGGTGCCCTCCCCAATAGTGAGGGCGTGCAGCGCCAGACGACAGGGGTTCATGATCGAAGCGCGTTCTTCTTCAGTGATTAGTTTCATGCCGTCAATGACCAGGTTTATAGGATCGACAGGCACGATCCGTTGCCTACGCTTCGGGGGTTTCTTGTTCTTCGCCATCATCGAAGACCGGCAGGGGATGCCAGTGGGTGAAAAAGTCGTCGTGAGTGCCGAGCGAGCCGTACACAGCCACGCGGGCTTTCCTGTTGATGAGCTGGAGCTTGGTGCCCCGCGGTGTGTTTTCGTCGATGCGAATCCACCGGGTCTGCGTGTTCACGACAGCCGCCCCGGTGGAGATGGTCTTGATGGTCATAGCGTCTCGAAAAGGCTGAGAAGGGAGGACATGCGTGCGCCTTTGTCCTGCATGCGGGCGTAGGCGCGGGTGTCGATCGTTCCCTCGGCGGTAACGACGATGGTCTCGGTCTTTTGGGTCTGCCCCATACGGTGCTGGCGCTTGGAGCCCTGCAGAAACAGCTCCAGGTCGTAGGTCGGGCTGGCCCAGATTGCAGCGGTACCGCGGGTCATGGTGTACCCGTGGGCTGCCGACTTCGGATGAGCGAAGACGGTCTGGTACATGCCTGCCTGGTATGCCTGGACGATGGCATGGCGCTCGTTTTCGGGCACGCTACCGTCGATCAAGGCAAACTTGATCTTGCGGCGCTTGGCCTCCTCGATCAGCATGTCGCGCTGGTGCTTCCAGAAGAAGAACACCAGGCTATGCTGGCGAGCCTCGACCAGGTCCAGGATCAGTTCGTAACGCGCTGTGTCAACGACGTGGTACTTGTCGGGGGACTCGTAGACAGCGCCCGAAGCAATCTGCAGCAGTTTGGTATAAACCGCCGCCGCGTTGATCGCGGTGATGTGGCCCAGCGGCTTCGGCTTCGTACCCTTGAGCTTGGCAAGAGCGAGCGCGTCTGGCGAGCCGTAAATCTCGGCGATGGCCATCGACTCCATGTGGTCGTAGGTCCGCTGCTGCAGAGGCGTCATCTCGTACGGTACACAGTATTGGTGGTTCGGCGGGATGTCGACGCAGTCCTCGAACTTGTGCCGGATGACGATGTCACTCAGCATGCCGAAGACGATGGTCTCGGCACCTTCCTTATCGACCCACTCCACCGCGTTGGCGTTGTAGTTGCTCTTCTGAACGGGTGTACAGACAGCGTTGCGGAACGCGAAGAAGCTGTGCCCCAAACGCTTGCCCTCGTCCAGAATGTGGACCTGATGCCACACGTCCGTGATGGTGTTACCGGTCGGCGTGCCCGTCATCAGGCGGCGGTACTCGAAGTGCTTGGCGACCTTTGCGGCAGCCTTGCTACGCTGACTGGTGTGGTGTTTGTACGCCGCCGACTCATCGACGATCAGCTCGTCGAACTGAGCAAAGAACTTCTTGGGCTGTTTGGCGAGCCACTTCACTGCGTCGATGTTCGTAATGTAGAAGTCTGCGTCTTGGGCGAAAGCGTCCTCGTGTTTGCCGGCCACAGAGACCACGGCGCGCATGTCGGGGGCGAACTTCTTGATGTCCGCTGCCCAGACTGAGCGCAGCAACGACTTCGGGGCCAGTACGAGCACTTTGCGGACGCGCTTGCGACGAATGCGTTTGGCGGCGGCCAGGATCGCCACGAAGGTCTTGCCCGTGCCTGGGTCGGAGCAGTCGAAGACGATAGGGGTTTTCTCCGCGTGCTTGAGGCTTTTGTCCTGGTGCTTGAATGCTTTGACCTTGAAGGTCTTCATGTCACTTCCCTTTCTTGGCGAAGGTGGAGGGCTGGACGCCTTCCTGACACTGACCGCCGTTCCAAGGGCCGTACTGACACCACTTGCAGGCATGCACCGAAGGGTTGGCCGGGAAGGTGTCGCAGGACGTCAGCGCACCGCCGCGTTTGTCGAACGCCTGCTTGAAGCGCAAGCCCTGCATGCGGGTGAAGGTCTGGGAAGTGGTGTGCTCGATGCCTTGGTCGAGGTACCACAGCTCTGTCGTGACCTTCTCCAGCTTGGGGTAGCGCAGGAAGGTGACCAGTTGGTACAGGTAGAGCTGCTCGGCATGTTTGGTTTCGTTACCGAACTTGCGTCCTGTCTTGTAGTCGATGGCGACTGCATGGGTTTCATGCAGAAAGACCAGCGCATCGAGCTTGAGGCGCAACCAGGGCGGCTCCCAGAGGAAGAACTGTTTGCCCTTCTGGTACGCCACATTGAGCAGCGCACGTTCAGGCAACGCTTTGACCTTCTTGACCTCCAGGCCCAGCTCAACAGGGTCGTCGACCTCCAGCCAATCGCCGGACCAGGCCCAAGGTTCCCAGTTCCGATTCATGCCCCATTCACCTTCGAGTTGGACCATGCCATCCTGGTAGAGCACGCGCATCAGATCGAGATGGGCGCCGAAATACTTTTCGGCCTCGGGGACCAAGATGCCGACTTCGCCCTTGACGTACTTCTCACAGTTGTCGTGAATGCGTGAGCCACGATCATTGGCGTGCTCAGTCTGACCCGGCTTGAGAGGACGCTCCGGTTCAGGGATTTTCTGGTCATGCTTGAGCCAGAAATACTTCTTGCATTTCTCGAAGTCGCCCAGCTTGCTATGAGACCAAGAGGTAACCATGGTGTGTCCTTGCGTTTAGATAGACTAAAAATTCTATCTTAGACGTTAGATGTCGAGGCGAACGGTTTCGCCGAAGGGAGCCTTCACATCCGAGGTAGCACACCACAACACGGGGAAGTCAGCTTCCTGGGGGAAAGACCCATACATGTCGGTGAGGTAGACCAGACACTCGGGAGCGATGTTGTGCTCCTCGACGTAGCAAAAGGGCGGGCGGAAGTCGGTGCCTCCACCGCCGTGGGCTTTGAACTCCAGGTAGTCGTCGGGGGAGAACACGTCGACGTGGTTCACTGCGGTATCGCAGTAGATGACGTGAGTTTGAGTGGGACGAACAGCGTTGACAATGGCACGAATTTCGGTACCAAACGCCTGCAGCGTGTCATTGTTGATGGAACCCGACGTGTCGATGACCACGACCATGTCGCCCATGCCCTCGCTGCGCATGGAGGGCAGGTAGGCATTCATTGCCAGGTAGCGTCGGCTGGGGCGCGTCCAGGTGTAGTCGTCGCGGCGGATCGTGGTGGCGAAGCGCTGCAGCACTTCGCGCCATGGCACCTTGTTCTCCGTGAGACCTTCGACAAAGCGCTCCATGGAAGCCGGCAATTTGCCTTGGCGTCTGGCTTCAGTCGCAGCCTGGATCACGGCGACCTTCCACTCCATTTCGTGTGTCATCGTATCCGCTGCCGAGGAGGAATCATCCATGATGTCGCAGAGCGCTTCGCCCTGGCCCTGGCCCTGGCCCTGGCCCTGGCCTTGCTCTTGTTTCAGGATGTCGTAAATCTGCTCGGCGTACATGCCCTTGTAGGCATTGTTGTGCAGCCATTTTTCGCCGATGCGGAAACCCGCATCGATGATCATCTGATTGATGACATAGTCGCCGGCTTCGTTCCATAGTTTCGGATCACGGCCTTTGCGACGGAAGATGTGCTCATACATGCAGTGCCCGATCTCGTGGATCACTGCCGACTTCACCAGATCGTCGGACAAACCGAGGATGAAGTCCGGGTTGTAGAAGATGTGCTTACCGTCGACAGCAAGGGTCGGAATTTCGGGCTTCTCGACCATCTTCAGGTGGAGAGCGAGACGTCCCCAAAAGAAATGGGCGAGCAGCAACGACGTGCGTGCGCGAAGAATTTTGGTGGCGGCGTGTTGGTTCATGACTTAGCCCTCATTCATCGACTCCGGTGCCGGCTCGACGGCGGCGATCAGCGGGTTACCGTGAACGGCAAGTTTGGAGCGCAGGTTTTGGGCATCCCCACGCATGTAGAGTAGTCCGTGCAAGACATCAGGAGGAAGTAGTTGCTTCGACTCCTGATCGAGTGCATCCACTTCCTTGGCAATCTCGACCAACGTGTCCAGGTGCGGGACGAGAGCGCGCAGATGGTGCGGCAACGTGTTGATCTTTTCTTCGACCTCAGTGAGGTGTGCGAGCCGCTGCTGAGAGGCAAGGATGAGTCGCTTGTAGTCAATGTTCATGATTGGTTCTCCTTGATGGGCAGGGCTCAAAAGAAATCCCCAGAGCGCATAGCTTCGCCGTCAGAGATTCCGGTGTAATAGCGTGGTCGGCTGCTTCTGCCTTTCCAGTTATTGCTGCGGTACACGTACTGGCCCAGCATTTTTCGCAGGGCCTGCTCTTGTTTCTTAGAGCACCATCCCTGGCGCTCCACAGATGCAGCAAACAGCGCATATCCGACCCCGGCTGCTTTAGCCTTTGCGATCAGCCGTTTTTGGGCATTAGTGAGCATGTCAACTCCTCCGGCACTTCCACCTCGCCGCCCAGCTCCGAGGCAACGTGGCAGCGCATGGCGGCGATGAGGGGTGTAGGGCCAAAGTGTTCGGGAGCATCTACTCCTTCTGCGCCCCAAGAATCCCCTAAGTCTTCCAGCTTGGTGATGTGTTTCTCAATGATCGGCCCGCCTTGGTGCCAGCTTTCCGAGGGATTCCAAATCCATGGTGTGCAGCCTTGTTCGGCTGCAAGAACATAAAGAGGTCTTCCGCATTTGCCTGCAGGCTGAACCTCGACGGTCATTTTTGCAGCGATAGCCACCGCCCAGTCAAGTGTGGCACCGGTCAGTTCGCTGGTTTTGATCTTCATGGTTGGTTCTCCTTGGTGGATGAGAGCAGCAGTTCTTTAAGCTGCGCCAGCCAGGTGCGGGCCGTTTCTTCGTCGGCGATCCACACCATCGAGGTTTTGCAAGATTCATCGGCAATAGTGAAATCCTCGAATTCGCCGAGGTAAATCATGTCACCGTCTTGATTAAGGCCGTACCATTTGGTCATAGTTACCTCACTTCGTTCAGTGTCTGGACTTCGTCGTACCTGCCGCTGCTCATGATGAGGCGGGCGGTTTCCGCCATGCGGTCGCGGACATCTTCTTCGTCATACGAGTTGATCTCGACGACCCGCCCACGCAGAAGCAGGATGAGGTAATACTTCATGGCATTACTCCCAAGGCAGCGTATTAGCTGCTTCTTCTGCTACAGGTTTGATAGTTGGAGGTGCTTCACCAGTCGTAGCTTCCTTGCGCAGAAAGCGCTCCACCAGGTACACCAGGGGACGGGGCACCGACAGGTGCTCCTTGGCGTCCAGTCGTTTGAAGATAGGGTGCCAGCGCGGGTCACCGACCACCCGCACCTGCAGCACCTGGTAAGCCGCTCCCGTCGGACGGTTCTCGATGCCGTTGGCATCGAGCCACGCCTTGAACGCGGGCAGCTTTTTGATAGCGAGGAGGTTGCGGACGGCCATCTCACTCTCCGCAGAGTGCCGCCCAGCTCACAGGGAAGCGCGGGCGGACGATGTCGGCGATCTGCCGGCCCAGTTCCTGGGCGGCCAGTTGTGCATGGCTGTCCACGCGCTGGTTGCACACACGGCTCCAGAACAGCAGAGAGCCGGTCCAGGTCACGGTGGTCATGGTGTTCAGGGGCAAGATGGCGCGGGCTTCTTCGGGGGCGACACCTGAGCGCAGCAGGTCGTCGTAACTGTGCAGGCTGGATGCGGTCGCCGACACAGCAGCCGTCCGCACATCGAACTGGTGTGGGTGCGCGCTCCCGGCACCCTGCTTCACGTCCTCGGGCCGGCTGTGCCACTCGTCCGGGAACCACACGCCCGGCTCGTCACTGATGTAACGGCGCGACTCCTCGGACCACACGCCACCGACCTGGTGCTTCACGAACTGGCGGGCCAGGAACATCGGCAGCTTCATGCGCAGGCTCAGATGCGGGTGGGCAAAAGGCGCCCAATGCTGAGCGCGGCGCTTGTAGGCGTGGAGGATGGTAGTGAGTTGGTCTTTCTGTGCCTGGTAGTCCGGGGCTACGTGCGCCACACGAAGGATTTCATCCAGCAAATCCTTCCACTCACTGGCGCGGTACCCCGTGGCGAGGTAGCGGATGAGGTTAGCGTCGGCCGGATTGAGTACCTTTTCCTGACGGTAGTGGACTTCGTTGTTGTAGCCGAGGTGCTCTGTGGGCGGGCCGTAGTCCCAGGTGCTCTCCTTGCCGAAGCTGGTGCGGGCGGCGTTCACGACCGTCAGGTCGGAACCCATGTGGTCGAGGTACTCAACTTTGATTTGTGCGGTGTTCATTTGCTCTCCTATTGGATGATGTGCTGTAGGGTGAGCCGCCCATCCGCTTCGCCCTCTCCTAAGCACCACACTCAAGGTTGAGATTCGCGGTGGGCGGCTCATAACTTCATACGGTCGTCTTCTGTACTGGTACAGCGAGCAACCATTTCGGTCCTAAATACCGAACGCTTTTGACCCAGGCCCTACGGTTGTGACGTACGATATTGCGTGGCGCAGTGCCGTCAGGCCAGACTTTGCGGACATGCTTCAGTAGGTTCGTCTTCATCGTTTTCTTCCTCTTCGTGTTCTTCGATCAGCGCCTCCAGACGATCGTTCGCATGTAGAGATTCGAGAACGTGTTCGTCGCTGGTGAGGTAGTCGTACTCTTTTTCCAGGTATTCGTAGAGCTGTCGGGCGTGGTCCCGAAAGATTTCCTCCACGGTGTCCACGAAATCCGGCCAACGCTTTTCAGCCTCTTCGGTCTCCTGCTGGGCGGACAAATAAATCAGTCCGTCTTCAGGATCGAGGTAATGCGTCAGCTCGAAGGTGTCGTCAAACTCCATCGTGTACTCATGGCAATAACTGCCGTGAGACTTGCATGAGATGCTGATGCACCGAACATAGTCGGTCTCCAGGAGCTGCAACAGCCAGGCGAATTCCTCCGTCAGCCCGTTCTTCTCGATGAACTCCTTTAGGTCGTCGATACAGCCCTCGAAGCACGCTCCGTCGCCCTGGCTCCAGAAACCGGAGAAATACATCTCATCAACCCGGATGCTCTTCCCTTTCATTTCCTCCTTGAACATCTCATAGACGCCATCCCACCAGCCGTGGTCGACGTCCCAATCACGGTGCTCATCCAGAATCTCCTGCTGGACCGGTTCGGGCAGCGCCTTGAACCGGGCGATCACTGGGTCACAGGAATCTTCTGCAGGATCGCCTGTGCTGCTGCTGCCACTTTGGCCCGTGCAGCTCGGGAGTTCCGAAGCGTCCATACATCCTCCAGCAAGTTGTCGGTGATCTCTTTGGCCACAGCGGTCATTGCCGGGTCGTCGATCACGTTGAGGCCAGGCAGCAGAGCGGTCAGCTCGCGGGCGTTTTCGATCAGGCTATCGCGGATGATGGGCTTGTCGGCCGATAGACGCAGGTAGATCGTGTCCACCACGTCATGCACACGGCTCCAGGCATCGTCCATGGCTTTGCGCTGGCGTAGCACCACGTTGCGGTTGATCTCCTCGCGGATGCGGTTGATCTCACTTTCGGCTACATCGACGCGGAAGTCCTGGGCCGTAGGGACGGGCAGAATGTCCATCTCGATACCGAACTTTTCGCGCAGTGTGGTGCTGTCGGGGTAGTCTTCCGGGTCGTACAGCGTACCCAGGCGTACGCGAGCGTCCTGCACCAGGTTTGAGGCATAGACCTTGAGGAAGTCATCGACCAGGCGCTGGTATTCGGTGCGCAGGTCGTCGATGCCGTTGCGGTACTCCATGAACAGCTTCGACGGCAGCAGCCGGCCACCGTTGTCCATCCAGGGCAGCGTCATCTTGTAGTGGTACTGCCGGACCTTGCCAGCATGACTGGTCAACGGGTCCAGATGGGACTTGTCGATCAGCAGCTTGTTGTAGCGGCCAGCGTCCCGCGCATTGTGGGCTGCATCGACCTCGGCAGAGACTTTTTTGTCCTGCTTGCGGGCCGTCCAGCAGCTCACGTTGAGCGTGACGATCATGGCCTTGTTGTTGAGGCTCATGATCGCGCTCCTATGCTGGCACGAATACGCGCACGACCCGGTGATGGGCCGCGGCATGGGTGGCAGGTTCGTAGCCTGAAGCGCGCAGCCCCGAGGTCTTCATCACGGCACCCCAGGTGTTGGGGTGCGCGTCGTGGGGCAGTTCGATCTCCTTGCGCAGATCATTGATGCTCACCGAGCCTTTGGTCTTGGCGATTTCGACGGCTTTGGCACGAGCGGCGGCGACCCAATCCTGGTGTCGGCCTTGTTCGGTGCGTGTGAGGTTCTGGTCGCGCAGTTCACGACCAATGCTGATTTCAGCCATGGTTCTCTCCTTTAGAGGTTAGAGTTCGCCACGCAACCGAGCGAGGTTGTAGGCGTCGGTGAAGGTGTTCATGCGGTGCATGGACACCTTGTTGGGCCGCTCTGCGCGGGTTGCGGCGCGAAAGTGGTAGATCAGATCATGGGTTTTAAAGAGCTTTGCCCACAGACCTAGAGCGGCACGGAAATCGTCTATCTTCATGCTCAATGGATCGACCCGCCCGTGCCGGGCTGCAACCTCAGCGTAGGATGCTGCGGTTTTCACGGAGCCAGTCCGTCATCGCCTGGGTCTCGCAATACTCGTCGCCCTTGCGTGACATCGTGCTCATGAACACGACCTCGAACTCTTTGGGCATGCGCTTGATGTACTTCAAGACAGTGTCGAAGTTCGAGGGTGTGGTGCGCGCCTCCAGAGCCGTCACGATGGCGTAGCAGGTCGATTGCGACTCCGGCACTGGCACGCTATCGGGATTGAGCAGGATGCGGTCGAGGTTAGGCAGATTCTTCGCCTCGCGCATGAAGCCCATGTACTCCACCGCGGCGCCTTCGCCAATCGTGCCCCGAAGCAACTCCAGCTCGACAGCGGGTTCGAGTTTCGAGTGGATGATCTGGTCAGCGAAGGCCCAGGTACGTGGTGAAGGGAAGGCGTGCTGGCCAGGCTCAGGCCGGTCGGTGAACAGGTTGGCCGGACGGTAGCGCAGATAGCCGCGGGTGCCGTCACTGATACCGTTCTTCAGCGCCCAGTCGCTCCAATCATCCATGTCCGGGACAAAGTCGATGTGAACGAAACGGTTGGACAGAGCCGCCGGCATGGCATGCACCACGGAGCGGTCGGTCATGCGGTTGCCTGCGGCAATCACGTTCCAGCCCTTGGGCAGCTCGTACTTGCCGATACGACGGTTCAGGATGAGCTGGTAGGCCACGGCCTGGACAGCCTGGGGTGCCGAGACCAGTTCGTCCAGGAAGAGGATGCCCTTGCCTTTGGTCGGCAGCTCCTCGTCGCGGAAGAAGGTCATGACCTTCTTTTCCTGATCGGGCCAAGGATAGCCTTTGATTTCGGTCGGATCGGATTGCGCCAGGCGCTTGTCGATCAGGTCCAGACCATTCTCGTCAGCGAGCTGGGCGATGACGTCGGACTTGCCGGCGCCGATGGGTCCCCAGACCATGCAGGGGCGTTGTTGTTGCAGCACCGTGAACTTGAGGGCTGCTTTGACTTGAGAAGGCTTCATTGCGGTTGCTCCACCTGAGTTAGAGATTAGACGGGAGGGCGTGTCATTTCCTGCAAACGGGAGATCACGCCAGGCTCGACAAAGACCAGGTGCTGGTCTTCGGCGACGGGGACACTGAATATCCGGTTGAACGCTTCGCGCCGGACATGGGCGTAAACACCTGTGCGGTAGGCTTGATCCAGCGATGAGCGGTCGTTGTGAACGACGGTCTTGCGGGGGTCGCATTCGATCAGGGCGATGTAGCCATCGTCAGCCAGTGCCTTGTGTTCGGGGCACAGACCCCAGCCAGTGATGGTGTGCTGCTCCATCGTGGGTCGCAGCCGCATATCGAACAGGATGGAGTCAGTGTCGTGGGTTTTGCCACAGACAGGGCAGCAGTGCTGCTCCATGGAGACGTGCGACTTCATCCCTTGTAGTGCCGATGATCCGGGCCATAGGTGACGCAGTAGCGGGCTTCGCCCATGGCGATGCGCTCGGCTTTGGCGGATTTCTTGTCGGAGAAGAAGAGATTCGGGACGACGCGCCCGGTCTGAAGATCGCGCAAGGCGAAGAGTTTGAGTTTCATGAGAGTCCGCTCAAATGGTTATCGAAGTTGGATATTAGACCATCAGCGCAGCGTATGCGCAATGGTGGTCTCGGTAGTTTCGGCATGTCTGCTGCATGCCTTGGCATCTTCTGCAGCTTTCAGGCGCACGTCTTCAGGAACGTGGGCCAGAAGGTGCAAGAGATGTTCCATGGATTCACCCACGGCCACGAGGGCCAGGCCAATCATGGCCAGTTCGTGACGGAGTTGAACGTCTTTGTTCGTATCGCAAAGATGGGCCAGTTTCGTGGCGGCGGTGTCGGCGATTTGAAGAAGTGGATGCATAGTGAGCTGCTGGTTGGTTAAAGAAGCTCGCCTTTGAGGGCGAGAAGGGAACGGTGGTGTTCGAGTTTTTCAGAGGAAATAGTGGAAGGATGGAAAACGATGCCAGTAGGGCACCCGGCCCAAAGCCCTGCTCTGTCGCATTCTGTGTTGTTAAATACGCAACCGAGACAGCCTCTCTGAACTTCTACTATGATGCATACCCCCGCTTCGTACTGAGTGATCAGAACGTCGCCAGCTCGGGCCTGCGATATTTTTCCGACGAACTTCATCGCAATCCCCCTGCAAAAACTTCGCCCTGGAGCAAAGCAATGTCCAGGGCGCGTTCGATCTTCGGGGTAATTTGGGCGGGCCTGTAATAGTGTGTTATCGGACAAAAACTACCAACATAGTCGTGGCAATTTTCGTTTCGTAGGCAGCAGTGTGTGCATTCCTTTCCTTGCGGTGCGCTCATGACCCTGAAGAATCGCTCCTTTGCATACAGCACATCGCCTTCGCCCAAAGATTCGGGGTTGGAGGAAACTTTCACAGCAACTCTCCTTTCAAGACGAGGAGACTCCGGGCATGCTCGATCTCCTCGGTGGGCTCAATGTCGACGAAGTAGCCTTTCGCACCGCAAAGAGAGGCGCCGTAGTTGCACAAGTCACCCTGGATCGCACAGTTTTTGCAAACCCCCACTGTCGCACCTACCTGTCGCATAAGAGTTCTGTCTTTGGTAAGCAGAATGACGTCCGTACAGTCAGAACCTCTTTGTGTTCGGTATAAGCTGATTACTTTCATTTCGCCTTCGCCTTGACTGCCTTCGGAGGAGCAAAGTGTTCGGTGGTGTACTTGGCGAACTCCTTGGCATCAGTCCATCCGACCTGCAGTCCCTGTACCGCCTTGCTGTTGACCCACACCTTGGTGATATGGATGCGGTGGTGTTTGAGCAGGCTGGTGAACTTGTTGGGCGACTTGGGCGTGTTGTCGGTGAGATAGTCGAAGATGCTGTGCAGCTCATCGCGGGCGATATTGCACGAGCCGTCGGGCTTGGTGCGCAGCATCAGCGCCTTGAGGGTGTCGCGGTATGCCTCGACCTTGTTCGCCAGCAGCGCGTTGCGTTCGTGATTGTTGCCGGTGGGCAGCATGTTCAGGAAATACTCGAACGTGCCATCGAGCAACGCCGAGGCGATGGTGTCTACCGACGACTCGCTCAGCGTGATCATGTTGTCGCGGTCTTCGGACTGGATCACGGTGCGGGCCATGTCGACGTCCACGGCATAACTCATGAGGTAATCGTGGAACTGCTGCAGCTCCTTATCGATCTGGGCAATCTCCTGGTCGGTGATCTCCAGCTTGTTGGGCTGGTACTTGCCGACGTTGTGGCGCCGGTCGTTCTTCGGGATCACCACCGGGTCGCTCATGTTGGACATGAAAATCCAGTTGGTGTAGTTGCGCACGTCGAACGGGTTGGCATGCATGAGGCGGATCGGGACGATCTCCTCGGTGATGAAGTTCTTCATCTTGGCGACCACGCCGCGCTCGTTCTCCAGCGCACGAATCTGCACCTCGTCGACGAACACCAGCAGGTTGTCAGCGATGTATCCGTTGTACTTCTCGCTCAACTCCTCCATGCGACGCGTGGTGGCGTGGGCGCCGAAGATGGGGCGCAGTACGTTGTTGGTCAGAATGCCCTTTCCGGTGTTGCTGACGGCGATGCCGTTGGCAATGTAATTGTGGTACGGGGCCTTCATTACCATGTCGTAGGTCATTTCGATCTTATCCTTCTTGATCGACTTGACCTTTACGGTCTTGGTGGAGAGGAAGCCCATGCCTACTTCTTTGGCGTGGTGCGCATCGTGATTCGCTTTGTCGACCACTTCGAGATTGGTAAGGGCGTCGTTGCTTGGGTTTTCGTCTACGTGATGAACGATCTCGTCTTCGCGCAGGTAGCGCAACGACAACGCCTTGGTTTCGTCAGTACGCAGAATGCTAATGAACTGGTGCAAACTCAAATGGTTCATCGCAGCTTCGACAACGAGGCGGGCGCGATGGGAGCGCTTGTAGTTTTTCCCGTTGATGGTGTGCTTCCACGCAAACGGGTGGAAGGGGATGGAATAGACCGTGACACGCTTCTTGTTCCTCCCACCACGTCGCTGCGCATTGATGGGGACTCCTTCGGCAACAATTTCATCGCCGGGCTTCAGTTCGTTCAACGGGGTGAATGAACCGTCAGGGCGCATGAAAGGGTGGAGTTCCGTTACTCGGATCGAACGACCTGCTGAGGTTGTAAGGCGGTAGAGCTGTTTCTCCCCAGACTCCACGATCTTGAAGACCTCGTGGTACCCGACTGTCATGCTATCCCGAACAGATTTGGCGAAGGTGGTCAGGTTCATATCCCAACCCTTGCCGATTCCGCGCCCGGACTTGAATACCCCAGTCCACTTTTCGTACGCCTCTTTGATTGACAGCGGACGACCCGCATTGCGCTTACCGCGCTTGAACTCGATCTGAGTTTCGGCAGCCAGGCAGCCCTGTGTCCCGTGCATGACCCAGGCTGTCTTGGTACGGTCGCGGTACTGTAGAACGTAGGCGATCCAGTTGACGAAGTGCTCGGTGATGTCGACGTCGCTACCCAGGGCGTGGTGCATAACCTTGAAGATGGTGGACGGGCATTTCTGCACGCGCTTGGCCACCGCCTTCATGTAGTTGCTGGGCTTGAAGCGGTTGACCGTGCGGTTGCTGACGTCCACGCGCACGTTGTCGTGGGGGTCGAACACCAGGTCCCACTCCGGGATGAAGTCGCCCAAGGGCACGCCATGCTGTTTGCAGAAGTCGCGCAGTTGGGTCTCGTTCTTGGCCTGGTAGATGTCGAGATTGTCGGCCGTGCTGTCGTAGGTGCCCCGCCAGTAGGTGCCTGTCTTGCGGTCGCAGAAAGCCAGGTAGATGATGCCGGAGCTGTTGGCCTTGGTTGTGGCTTTGGTGAGTTCACCCCAGTAATCAGGCAGCAGCTCTTTGGTGAGATAGGTCGGCTCGCCCTTGAAGTTGTAGATGTAGTCCGGGCGGTTCTCGGGGTGGTAGTAGGCCCACGAATCTCCGCCGTTGAGGTTGAAGTACACGTAGCCACGCTCGGTCTTCATCTCGGTAATGACGGACTCGTCAGGTTTGAGCATGACTTCGGTGCCGCCGACCACCTTGTAGTTGAACTTGCGCTTGACCAGGCCGGCCGCATCGCGCAGCTCGTTGATGCGGGCATGGGTGAGCTGTTTGTTCTTCTCCGTAGTGTTGATGCCGGAACTGAGGGCCAGGATGTCGTACTTGCGCTTGACGAGCTGGATGCGGGGCGTCTTGCCCATCGGGTCTTTGATGCCTTTGAGCACCGGGGGTGCGATGTAGATCAGCTTGTCGTTCTGGCACGCACTGATATCGAGAGGCCAGCGGATGGTGTTGCCGGTCTTGGTCAGTTCCATGGCACCTCGCAGCAGGGGTACCTCGTGGTTCTTCTGGATGAGCCACTGCTTGATGAGCGGGGCGGCGTAGCCTTTGTCCACCAGCATGATGACGTGGGCGCGAATCTTGTTGTCGCTGATGCCATAGCTGGCAGACCACTGGACGATGTAGGAGATGTCGCCCAGGCCCATCTCACTCAGGAACAAGTCCAGGGTGAGAGGTACAGAGCTGGTCTGTCCGTTGGCGTTCTGGACTTCGAGGTTTTCGGGCAGTCCGTCCAGGTCCAGACACAACCATTCCGTGGAGTCGTTGGTGTTAGTGCTGCCGGCACGAGATTCCTGCACCAGGGGCTTAGCCAACTGTCCTTTGAGCAGACAGTGGCCCAGTGCAGCGTGCTTGGTCATCAGACGCAACATGGTAGGCAGGTCGTTGCACTGTTCTTCGTGAGAGGTGAACTCCCACGTCATGGGGTAGGGCGTCTTGATCAGCTCTCCACCACGCTTGGTGTAGCTCTTGGTCAGGGGCTTGTCGGCTTGCAGGAAGTACAGGTTCATGATTGGGTCTCTCACAGCAGTCAGCGAAGGCAGGAGTGTACGTCTACATCAGACGCTAGAGAACACATGCTACACAGTTCGCTCTAGCTCTCATACCTAGTCTTATATACCTTCCAATCTTCCTTTCTTCCAATTTGATTTTTTAGTTTGAAAATAAATTACTTAATACTTAGTACCTAATAACTTATTTCCTATATAAAGAAACCAAAAGCGGAATGGAATTTCAGTAGGTTCAGGAGCAGGCGCTAGTCCGTATCTCCTCATCCCAAAAAAGCAAAGGGCAGAGAGCCGAAGCTCTCCACCCTCACACACCCTCACACATCACACGGTCTCGAACCGCGAATCGTTCAGCGCATCCAGCAGGACACCCTTCAACCCTTCAATCAAGGGCAGAGATGTCACCATGTCGATCATCGACACGGAGCGCATCTTCACCAGTTGATCGGGCAAGCGCTTTGCACTATTCGCCACGGACTCAATGATGCTGCTCTGCACCTCAATGGGCAGTTCAGGGAACCGCACATGCTCGCCTTCAGCACCATCAGCGATGATGGCCAGCAGATGCATCAGGTGCGGAGCCATGGCCTTGGCTTGCTCCACACGAGCGGTGTGCTCAGCCTTGACCTTCGCTTCAACCTGAGTCAAAGCCTTGGCAATCACGTCTTCGCTCTGCCCCTTCATCACCTCACGCGCGACATACAGTGCCTTCTCCAATTCACTGGGGTCATACTGCGGTGCCTCGTTGACCAGGGCGTAGATTTCTGGGAGCGTGTTCTTCGTGCGCAGCATCTTGGCGTCTTTGATCGCCAGCTCACGCCACTGCGCATACAGCGACATGAGCGCACGCGCTTTGGCCAGGCCCGAGCCGTAGTGGGCATAGCCCATTTGCTCCGCATAGGCGGCTGAGGACTTGGCTTCATTGAGCTGCGCATAGAACTCGTTCCACCCATCGATGGTGCCTGTCTCACGAGCGAACTCGTTCATGCGGAACAGCACATCACGGGTGGCACCGATGACCTTGTAGGCCAGACTCCAGAGGATGTTGGTGCGCAGACGCAGACGCACAGGGCCGAGAGGCATGCCATCCTCGATAGCATCTTGCGGATCAAAGTTGGCAGCTTTGCGTCCTGCCAGCAGGCGGTTGTCCACGATGCGTGCAACTTCCTCGCGCTTCATGACTTGGCCCTCGAACAGCACTTTGCCGTCCTTGGCCATGCCGGTCTCGTCAATTTCCTCGGCTACGTCGGTAGCGACGTGCTCAGCCATCAACTGTTCCGCCAGCGCAGGGTTGAGTGCGGGGTTGAACACAGCGTCGTGAACGGGTGCCGACATGCTGGAGTGAGTCAGCGTCTTGCGACCTTCGTCAGTAGCAATACGTGAGGCGTCGGTGTGAATGACGACAGCAGAGGGCAGACGATCCTTGGGGGAGACGGAAGAACGGTTGGTCATGATGATTTCCTTAGTTAGATGAAAGATGAAATGGCATGCGGATGCACACCCGGCTGGCCTGCACGCAAGCCAGCGAGGTGGGTTATCGACGTGGGTGCTTGATGCGTACTTGTGCTTTGTGGACACGCAGCATGACTTCACCGTACTGCTCAATGACCAGGTCTTCGAGCGAGATCAGAATTTCCAACGGGTCACTGCCTGCAGCAGCGACGGTGTCGGCCAGGTAGCGACCGAACTTGGAGTGCGGATCAACGACGACCTCGTTGTCTTCACCCTCGGAGTTGATGAGCAGATGGTTCATGTTTCACTCCTTGCGTTGAGCGATGAATGCCTGGATGTCGTCCATGTCTTCCTTGATCGTGGAGAACAGGCGCTTCACTGGTTCGATGAAAGGTACGACGATCTTGGCGATGCGCACATACATCTGCATGTACTTGAGCAGCACCTGGTCGTCGATCTCGTAGACCCAGTCATCCCCTTGCTGGGTGATGCTGAAGTTCTTGAACTCGGTGACTTCCTGTATGGTGGTTGCAGCAACTGCATCCTCTGCATTCAGGCCACCCTCGACGAGGATGTCAGCGACTTGGTTGTTGATTGCAGTGGCGGTGGTGTTGGCGATGATGAAACGCATGATTGCTTTCGTAGTTAGAGACAAGATGGATGCACGACACAGGAGCTGAGGTACGAAGCTCCTGTGCGGCGAGGTGGGGTTAGCTCACGATGCGTTGAACGGGATACGCTGATCGATGAGCCAATCGACGATGGCGCGGTTGTGGACGACATCAGCCCAGCAAGCATTGCCAGGCAGATTGCCGTTGACCTCGATGTTGAAGCCGACGCCTTCAGCGACAGTGCCGATGAAAGTGGGTAATCCGTCGAGCGGCACATGCAGCAATGTGACTGCGTGATTTCCAATCACATCAGTCAATCTGAAATGAACTTGCATACCTATGATCAAACCTTTCCGAGCTTGTGGCTCATGTCGAAGCGGCCAGGTACATACCGACCGTTCTCGTTGTATCCAAAGATCCAGCGACCAATGGCGAGGATCACGGACACCATGAAAGCGCCGATGGTCGCAACCATGACGCCAGAAAACGTTCCCCAGTGGATCAGGAGTAATCCGATGAACACAATTGCATCCATCACGAGGGGCGAAGACAGGACACGGAGCTTCCATGTCCAGTTCATTTTGCTCAGCGTTGCAAGCAAGCCGAGCCCAACAATCAAGCCAGACTCGAACATGACTCATGCCTCCTTCGGTTCACGCTTGAAGAAGCTCAGCTTGCTGCTGACCCAAGCCCTTGCATCTTGGTAATCCTCCTCGAACTGCCCAGTCGACACATACCGGCCCACTGCGGCACCAGCACGCAGCGACTGGATGATCGACACCAGCGCAACAAGGAACGTGATGAGACCGCCGAGAAATGCGGACGTGGTCATCACGGTGGCCAGGAGGCCCAGCCACATCGCTACCTGTACGCCGCTGTACGCGCCGAGCGCGAACACGCTGAGGTTGGCGATGGTGCCCAGCCACGGGTACTTGATGGCGAGCGCTTCGCCGAACATTGAGGCATAGGCGCTGAACGCTTCGTCTTCGCGCTTGGCATTGACGTCTTCGACGATGGTGGGCTTGACCTTGGAAGCGGTGGACTTGGTGGAACGAGTAGCCATGATGAAATCTCCGATGGAAGTTAGACGAGGGAACGAAATGCTCAGCACCAGCGCCAGATGCGCCGGGCCAAGCGGATGACCCAGTGCTGCGAAGGTGCAGACACCAGGAACGGGAACTCGCGGAACCGATCAATGCTGCGCATGGGCAGCCTCGAACTGGTCGCGGGTCTTGTAGGTGACCACGGGGTTGCGCGTGGCGCGGGCATGTGCGCGGCAAGCGCCCACATAGGCCCAGTAATCGGTGAAGCTGGTTGGCTCAGGATGTCCGCTGTGCGTCGTTTTGCGCACAATCTCAACGTCCATTTGCAGCGCAGCGACCTGTGCACGGAGCGCAGCGTTTTCCGCGCCGAGCTTGGCGACCTGGGCCTTGTAGTCGGCCAGGTCTTGGGTGAGGGAAGCGATGGTGATGCGGGGCATGGTGTTCTCCTTAGAACGAAGTGAGAGATAAGACGGATGCACGAGGCAGGAGCTGAGGTACGAAGCTCCTGCGGTATTCGCTCAGCGACCGAAGAGACCCTTGAACTTGTTGATCGCCTTGCCGGTGGCGTGACCGAGGGCTTCGACTTTGTCGGCTTGCCAGCCGGCGTCAACCTTCGCCACGAAGAGGAGCGCGGCAATGAGGGCGATGATCCAAGTGAGGATGGCCATGAGCCAGCTAGCTGTAGCAAAACCCACGGTGGCAGTGGCTACCCAAACAGCGACGCCGAACAGGGTGCCAACGGTCTTGCAGCCCAAGAGCCATTCATTGTGGTTGAGGTCGCGGGCGCCGGTAGCTGCGTCGAAGGTGTAAACGGTTGCGGTCATGGTGAATCTCCAAAGGTTGATTAAGAACACCAGACCTGCACGAATCAGGAGCTGAGGTACGAAGCTCCTGATCAGCAGCGCTTCCATCGCAGCAGGAAGTTTTGGGACCCCTATCTCCTCTACGATGCGAATCCGAACCGGGGGCGTCGAATTCGGCACGGGGAGGGAGGGTCCAAAGCAGCGTGCCTGCAATTTTTATTTTTAGAAATTTCTCGCCCCAGAACTCTGCTCTCATTTCTATAGCACCCCTCAACCTTCTAGCCATCTGACGCAGACCTTCGATACAATGCACCTCCATGGCAATGTCCCGTAACACCGCGCAACGAAACACCCGCGAGGCAGAGAAGCCTGTCCGCGTCGCCACTGTGCGGAGCAAGTACCCTGAGACCACGACCGCAGCCGCCGCTGCCGCCGTGTCCCCTGACAAACCGCTCACCGAAAAGCAGAAACTGTTCGCCAAGGCGTATGTCGAGGGTGACTCGGTACCCAACGCCATGGCCCGAGCTGGCTACAACGAGCAGCCCGCTTACGGTTACCGTCTGATCAAGATGCCGAACGTGCAGCGCGAGATCGCCCGGTACCAGGCCGAGTACCAGAAGGCGTCCGAGATGTCCAAGAAAGACGTGATGGACATGCTGAAGGAGTCGTTCGACATGGCCAAACTCATGGCTGAGCCGTCCTCAATGGTCTCTGCCGCTCGGGAAATCGGCCGCTTGTGCGGTTACTACGAGCCGAAGAAGGTCGACGTCAACGTGACCCTGAACGGCACCATCCGCTACGACCAGTTGACGGACACCGAGCTGTTCGACATGATCGAAAAGGCCACGCGGGAAGCCGCTGAGGCCGAAGCCGAAGCCCTCGAAACCACCGATGAAGGAGCCGAAGAGGCACTGGAGGCCGTCCCAAAACGCCTGAAATAGGCCAGGAAGCCCCGAAATGCCCCTCCCTAAGGGTCAGATAGCCAAAGCCCAGCTCGAAGCCCTTCAGCGTGAGGCTGCCAGGCGCCGCCTGATGCCCTTCATCAAGCGCTTCAACCCGAAATACAAGGATGGTTGGGTCCATAACGACATCTGCCGCCGCCTGGAGCGCTTCAGCCGGGCCGTGGCCGAGGGGAAAAGCCCCCGCCTGATGATCCTGATGCCCCCGCGACACGGGAAAGCATGCGCTGTCGGTACGTTGGTGCCTACGCCCATGGGGTTCCGCACCATAGAGTCCCTGCGCCCCGGCGATGAGGTGTTCGGTCGTGATGGACGCCCGACAAAAGTCGTCGCGGTGTCCCCTGTCTGGAAAGACCGCGAGCTTTATGAGGTCGTGGCTGACGACGGCGCCTCTGTGGTGGTCGATGCCGAGCACGAATGGACGGTGCGCCTGTGCCGCAAGCGCCCGGTGTTCAAGACCAAGACCACAAAAGCCCTTGCCGAGCGCGACAGCCCCCGCAAACCTGCGCTGATGACACATAGCGCCGTGGAGTACCCTGAAGCAGACCTCCCTATCCACCCGTATGTTCTGGGGGTCTGGCTCGGTGATGGGTGTTCGGCCCATGCCACGATCACACAGGGCCAGCAGGACTACGAGATCATCCGCACCGAGGTGGAGTTGTGCGGGCATCTGACCACCGACCGCGCAACCAACGGCACGTTTGGGGTTCAGGACATGCAGACAGCTCTAGGTGACCTCGGGGTGCTGCGTTCCAAGCACATCCCTGAGATTTACCGCATGGCCTCCGTCGCCCAGCGGCTCGCGCTGCTGCAGGGGCTGATCGACACGGATGGTCACGTCGCCTCCGACGGACAGGTCGAGTTCTGCTCGGTCAACGAAGAGTTGGCGCGACACACCCTCCAACTCGTGCGCTCTCTCGGTGTGAAAGCGTCGCTGATCCAGGGGGACGCCACGTTGGGTGGTCGGTTTATCAGTCGGAAGTACCGTGTCATGTTCTATATGGCGGGAGCCGCCCGTCTACCCCGTAAAGCGGCGCGGTGCCGCGACAACGCCCGCACGCCACACCGCTTTCTGACGTTCAAGCCCGCAGGGCGGGGCGACACTGTCTGCATCCAGGTCGAGGCCGAGGATCACCAATACCTCGTGGGCCACGGCTACCTCTTGACCCACAACTCGGAGATCGCATCCCGCAACTTCCCTCCCTGGCACCTGGGGCAGTACCCGGACCACGAATTTATCGCCTGCTCATACAACCTGAGCCTGGCGATGGACTTCAGCCGCAAGGTCAAGGGCATCATCGACGACCCGCTTTACAGGACGGTCTTCGAGACCCGTCTGGACCCGAACAACCAGTCGACCGAGTCCTGGGGTGTGGCCGGTCAGCGCGGCGGCGGCTACGTGGCAGCCGGTATTGGTGGCCCCATCACGGGTAAGGGTGCCCACGTCCTGGTCATCGACGACCCGGTGAAGAACGCCGAGGAGGCCGACAGCGCCGACATCCGCGAAAAAATCTGGGAGTGGTACCTGTCCACCGCGTACTCACGCCTCGCCCCTGGCGGCGGGGTGCTGATCATCCAGACCTGGTGGCACGACGACGACCTGGCCGGTCGGCTGCAGAACCTGATGCAGACCGCTGGGGCCGACGATGAGTACATCGACCAGTTCGAGGTCATCAAGTACCCGGCCATCGCCGAAGCCGACGAGTGGCTCAACGAGGAGACAGACCTGATCGAGTACGACCTGGCGCCCGAGATCGCCACCGCACCCGACGCCCAGTACACCCTATTGCGCAGCAAGGGCGACGCGCTGCACCCGGATCGTTACGACATCGACAAGCTGCTGCGCATCAAGGCCCAGAACAAGGGCGGGCGCTGGTGGTCGGCACTGTACCAGCAGAACCCCGTGCCAGACGATGGTGGCTACTTCACGAAGGACCAGTTCCGCACGGCCGTCCCGCCCAGCCTGCGCCACTCGAACGTCTATGTCGCCTGGGACTTCGCCATCAGCGAGAAGAAGCAGAACGACTACACCGTAGGCACCGTGCTGCTGCAGGACCACGACGACGTGCTGCACGTCGTTGATCAGGTGCGCTTCAAGAGCGCCGACTCTTTCTTCATCGTCGAATCCATCTTGAATCTTGCTACGAAGTGGCATAATCCGGGCCTGGTAATCGGCTTTGAGGACGGCCAGATTTACCGCGCTATCGAATCTCTGTTGAAGAAGCGCATGCGAGAGAGGCAGTTTTACCCCCCGACCACGGTCCTGAAACCCATCACCGACAAGCTGGCCCGCGCCCGAGTGCTGCAGGGCCGGATGCAGCAGGGGATGGTGAGTTTTGCCCAAGGGGCACCGTGGTACGACTCGCTGCGTACCGAGATGCTGAGGTTCCCTGCCGGCGCGCACGACGACCAGGTGGATTCGTTGTCGTGGGCCGCGCAGCTCGCGGTAGGTCGTGGTGCGCCGAAGAAGCCGACGAACGCAACGATGAAGTCGTGGAAGGACAAGCTCCGAACCGATGGAGTGCTCTCACACATGGTCGCATGACCGGAGGGAATCCATGAGCTGTCCTGAATTCATCGCTGAATCCCTCGCCTTGGGCACCGCCACCCGGCTGCTGCACCTCACCTCCCGCTCCTACGCCCAGCACGTTGCGCTGGGGGATTTCTACGATGGCTTGAGCGACCTGATCGACCAGTACGCCGAGGTCTCCATCGGGCTCTCCGGCCCCGTTCATTCGTTCCCTTCCGTCAAGCCGCCCAGCGGCGGGGCCATCGACCTGCTCGACGACTACCTGGGCTCCATCAAGGAGGAGATGTCGGAAGACGACGACAGCGAGGCCCTGAAGAACATCCTGGCCGAGATCGAGGCTCTCACCGCCCGCACGCTCTACAAGCTGCGCAACCTGAAGTAAGGCCCACCATGCCCGTCAATACTGAAGTCGCCACGAAAATCTGGCTGCGCTACGCCTGGTGCCGCGATCAGGGCCACCAGAGGTTCATCGAGAAGGCCGACAAGTGCTCGCGCTTCTTCCGAGGGGACCAGTGGGACCCTGCCGACAAGGCCAAACTGACCGCCGTGCGCCGCCCGGCCATGACGATCAACAAGATTCTCAGCACGATCTCGAACGTGCAGGGTGAACAGATCGCCAACCGCTCCGAGATCAGCTTCCGACCCCGCTCCGGCGCCCCGGCAGAGACCGCCGAGGCCCTGGCGAAGGTGTTCAAGCAGATCAGCGACAACAACAAGCTCGACTGGCTTCGTTCGGACATGTTCACCTCCGGGATCATCACCTCCCGCGGCTTCCTGGACGCTCGCATCGCCTACGACGACCATATGCGCGGCGAGGTGCGGATCGCCAAGCTCAATCCGAAGAACGTCATCATCGACCCGGATGCCGACGACTACGACCCGGACACCTGGGCCGACGTCATCACGACGAAATGGGTCACCGCCGACGACATCGCCGTACTCTACAACGAGGAGGACGCCGAATACCTGCGCGGGCGCGAGCAGAGCTTCTTCCCCTACGGCTACGACAGCATCCAGGCGTTCCGCGACCGCTTCGGCGACCGCTTCAACCCGATGTACTCGGGTGGTCTGGACCAGGCGAACGTGATGCGCAACCTGCGCCTCATCGAGCGCCAGTACCGCGTGTTGGACCGCCAGAAGCACTTCGTCAGCCAGGATGGCGATACCCGCCCGATCCCTGTGCATTTCGACCGCGACCGCATCGCGCTGTTCGTCGACAAGTTCGGCTTCCAGGTCATCACGAAACTGGTGCGCCGTATCAAGTGGACCGTGATCTGCGACAGCGTGGTGCTGCACGACGACTGGAGCCCGTACAAGCACTTCACCGTCGTGCCGTACTTCCCGCACTTCGCCGACGGTCACACCATCGGCCTGGTGGAGAACCTCCTGGACCCGCAGGAGGTACTGAACAAGGTGACCAGCCAGGAGCTGCACGTCATCAACACCACGGCCAACAGCGGCTACAAGGTCCGGGCCGGCGCGCTGGTGAACATGACCGTCGAGGAGCTGGAGCAGAAGGGCGCCCAGACCGGCCTCGTGATCGAAGTCAACGGCGACCCGGACAAGGACGTCCAGAAGATTCAGCCCAACCAGGTCCCGCAGGGCCTGGATCGTGCCTCCTACAAGGCCGAGGAGCACATCAAGACGATCTCCGGCGTGTCCGACAGCATGCAGGGCTTCGACCGCGAGGACGTGGCTGCCAAGGCTATCCAGGCAAAGCGCCAGGCCGGCAGCACGAATCTGATCAAGCCGCTCGACAACCTGACCCGCAGTGACCACATCCTGGCGCGCAACGTGCTGGACCTGATCCAGGACTTCTACACCGAGGAACGCCTCGTCACGATCACGAAGAACACCGTGACCGGCGAGACCGAGGACATCATGGTGAACCAGGTCACGCCCGAGGGCCGGATCATCAACGACCTGACCGTCGGCGAGTACGACGTGGTCATCAGCTCCGTGCCGGTGCGCGAGACGCTGGAGGACAGCCAGTTTGAGCAGGCCATGGCCATGCGCGAGGTCGGTGTGGCGATTCCCGACAGCGTGCTGATCGACGCCAGCCGCCTGCAGAAGAAGGGCGAGATCATCAAGGCCATGGAGGGCGACAAGGACAGCCCCGAAGCCCAGGCCCAGGCCGAGCTGCAGCGTCGCACCCAAGAGGCCGAGGTGTCGAAGGCCGAAGGCGAGGCCGCGGCGAAGCACGCCGACGCCAGCCTGAAGCAGGCCAAGACCCAGGAGACCGTCGTCAACACCCAGATCGCCGCACAGGGCGAACCGGACGACGGTTCCGGCCGGGCCAAGATGGCCGAGGCCCAGATCAAGGCCCAAGCCTCCGAGCACGACATGGCGATCAAGGAACGCGAGTTCGAGCGTGATACCCAGCTCAAGTTCATGGAGCACGGTCTCAAGCGCGAACAGATGAGCATGGATGCGCAGCTCAAGGCTGCGGACATGGAGATGAAGCGCGAGCAGCAGCGCGTGGATGAAGCACGGGAGGCCGCTCGGGCTGCCCAGAACCCCCAAAACCAAGGAGAAGACTGATGACTCTCGCATTCAAGAACCGTTTTGCCCGTCTCTTCAAGCCTGCAGGCGATGACGGCGCCGACACCTCCGGTACCGGTACCGGCCTTCTGGATCGCCCTGATGACGACGACCTGGACCCCGAGAACCCCGATGCGGGTGATACCCGTGGCAAGGACGACGCAGACAGCGCCGACCCTGAGAACCCGGACGACAAGAACCCGGATGACAAGGCCCGCCGCGACACGCGCATCCCCCTGAGCCGCCACAAGGAGATGCTGGCCCGCGAACGTGCCCAGCGCGAAGCCGCTGAGCAGCGCCTGGCCCAGTACGAGCGCGGCCAGCAGGTCGCCAAGACGAACGAGGAGCTGACGAAAGCCGAAGACAGCATCCTCAAGATGGAGCGCGACTACAACAAGCTGCTGGCCGACGGCGAGATCGACAAGGCGGCAGAACTGATGTCGAAGATTCGACAGGCCGAGCGTGCCATCACCGAATCGAAGGCCGAGCTGCGCGCCCAGGCCATCGAGGTGCGCGCCCGCGAAGCCGCTCGCTACGACATCGTGCTGGAGCGCATCGAGGAGTCGTACCCGATGCTCGACGAGGACAGCGACGAGTACGACCCCGAAATGGTCGCAGATGTGGCTGACCTGAAGGCCGTCTACCAGAAGCGCGGTATGCCGCCCTCGAAGGCGCTGCAGGAGGCCGTGAAGAAGCTGCTGGGCCAGAAGGGCCGGGACCAGACCCAGGCCACCGACGTGACGCCCCGCGTGAGCGAGAAGGACGTGGCTGCCGAGCGCCGGAAGTTGGCCGCTGGCAAAGCCGCCGACGCCAACCGCCGTACCCCGCCCAGCGCCCGTGACATCGGCCTCGACAGCGACAAGGCTGGTGGGGGCCTCACGCCGAAGGACGTGATGAGCATGAGCCAGGAGGACTTCGACAAGCTCACCGACGAGCAGCTCGCCAAGCTGCGCGGTGATAAGTAAAGGAGTGGGACATGAACCACATCACATCTCCCGACACGTCCGACGCAGGCATCGAGCGCTTGATCCAGGCCAAGGGCAAGACGGCGCCCCGCGTCACTCCGTCCGACATCGAGGCGAACATCGCCAGCGAGCACTACTTCACGGCCTGTGACGGATGGGCGATGGCTTCGGGGCAACCCTCCGCCGTAGGCTCCCCGCTCACCCTCCTGACCTTCTGCGTCCTGGTGCTGCGCAACGGCTTCACCGTGACTGGTGAAAGCGCCTGCGCCAGCCCGGAGAACTTCGACGCCGAGATCGGTCGCCGCATCGCCCGCGAAAACGCTGTGCAGAAGATCTGGCCGCTGCTCGGGTTCGCTTTGAAGGAGAGGCTGCATGCCGAAGGCGGCTGATTTCTCCGCTATTTACGGTATCCGGCACATTGCCAGTGGGCGGATATACGTGGGCAGCGCGGTGCGGACGAATGCGCGCTGGCGTCAGCATCGCAGCCAGCTACAGCGCGGCACGCACCATAGCCGCTACCTGCAAGCGGCATGGAGTAAATACGGTGCAGAGGATTTCGAGTTCGTTGTGCTGGAAATAGTACCGACTCCCGACGAGCTTCTGGTGCGTGAGAACGAATGGATATCGTCATCAATGGCGGCAGACCATCGCTATGGCTTCAACTGTTGCCCGGTCGCCGGTAGCCAACTCGGTATGAGGCATAGCGATGAGGCGCGATCAAAAATGTCATCGGCACACAAGGGGCGCAAGAAATCATCGGAACACCAAGCGGCTATCAATACAAGCCTTAAGGGCCGAACTTTGAGCGACGAGCACCGATCAAAGATCGTGGTTAACCAGACTGGACGAAAAGCATCAGGCGAAACGCGCATGAGAATGCGTGAATCGCAAGCCGCAAAAATCCTATCTCCTGACGCCAAGGAGCGGATGGTTACAGCGAATGTTGGCCGCAAGTTCTCAGAAGAACACCGGAATCGAATTGCTGAAGCAAATCGGCGCAGAACCTTATCGCCAGAGACAAAGGCAAAGATCAGTGCCGCCAGAAAAAGGAATGAAGAAATGAAGAAAAAATCGCAAGAACCCCTCATGGGTTACGAACTGCGTACCAAACTCACCCAAGGAGCCTGACATGAACCAAGTTATCACCCCCACCGTAGGCCGCAAGGTCTGGTATCGCCCCGGCGCCAATGACGTCGTCGGCCCCGTGCCCATGGTCGTCGCTGGCGATCAGCCGCTCGACGCCACCATCATCGCTGTCTGGGGCGACCATATAGTCAACGTGCTCGTCACCGACGTGATGGGCAAGCAGTTCCCTGCGCTGTCGGTCACGTTGGTGCAGGAGGGTGACGAGAAGCCCTCTGCAGGACGCTACGTGGAGTGGATGCCTTACCAGCAGGGTCAGGCGCGCAAAAACGCCGCCATCGACCGGGTCGTGAACATGAACACCCCCATCAGTGACAAGTAAGGAGCCTGACATGATTAACGACACCACCCTCTCCATCGCCGCCGTCTGCCACGAGGTCAACCGCGCCTACTGCCAGAGCCTGGGCGACTATTCGCAACCCTCTTGGGACGAAGCACCTGAGTGGCAGAAGGCCAGCGCCATCGCTGGCGTCCAGCTCCACCTGGGCAACCCCGACGCCGGCCCTGCCGCCAGCCACGAGAGCTGGATGGCCCAGAAGCTGGCCGACGGCTGGAAGTACGGTGCCTACAAGGACCCCGAAAACAAGCTCCACCCCTGCATCGTGCCCTTCGACGAGCTGCCTCATGAGCAGCAGGCGAAGGACTTCATCTTCCGCGGCGTGGTGCATGCCATCGCCCGCGAGCTGGCGCGCTGATCAGTCCACCAAGGAACATCTCAGACCACCCGGATGTCTCCTTGCACGGTGAAAGTCCGTGTTTGGCCCGGTACTCGAAAGAGGCCGGGCCTTTTTTCACCCACCTGTTTATCTAACGTCCAAATTCGAGTATCATGCGACGCATCACGGCTTAGGCAGGTTCACGACAGCAACCTCCCCTCGTTGGTCGAGACGAGACATCGACACCGCGCCGCAAGGCACTTGTTCTTGTCTAACCTCGAAAGGAGATGCCGCCATGGCATTTACCGCATTTGGCGCCCTGACCGCCGAACAAAAAACTGTCTGGGGCATGACCCTGTGGAAGCAGGCCCGCAACCAATCCTTCGTCAATCGTTTCCTGGGCAAAGGCCCCAACTCGATGGTGCAACACATCACCGAGCTGAAGAAGTCCGAAAAGGGCGCTCGCGCAGTGATCACGCTGCTGGCCGACCTGCAGGGCGACGGCGTTGCGGGTGACCGCACGCTGGAAGGCAACGAAGAAGCCATGCAGACCTTCGACCAGGTGATCCGCATTGACCAACTGCGTCATGCGAACCGCCACGAAGGTAAGATGGCCGACCAGAAATCCATCGTCGAGTTCCGCGAGAACTCGAAGAACGTGCTGGCCTACTGGATGGCCGACCGTATCGACCAGATGGCCTTCCTCACCCTGTCGGGTGTGAGCTACGCGAAGAAGAACAACGGCGCGCTGCGCACCGGCTCGGACCTGCAGTTCCTGGAATTCGCCCAGGATGTGTCCGCGCCTACGGCTGCTCGCCGCGTCCGCTGGGACGGTGCGAACAAGAAGATCGTGACCGGCGCTGGCGGTGTCTCGGGCAACGTGACGACCGCCGACACCCCCATGTGGGAGCTGTTCGTGCAGCTCAAGGCGTACGCCAAGGAGCGCTACATGCGCGGTGTGGGTGGCGAGGGCGGCGAGGAAACCTTCCACGCCTTCCTGACCCCCTCGGCCATGGCCAAGCTCAAGCTGGACAACACCTACATGCTGAACCTGCGCCATGCGCAGGAGCGCGCCGGTGGTAACGCCCTGTTCACGGGCTCCAGCGTGAAGATCGATGGCATCTACCTGCACGAGTTCCGCCACGTCTACAACACCTCGGGCGCCGCCAACGGCTCGAAGTTCGGTGGTTCGGGTGATGTGGACGGTTGCCAGATTCTGTTCTGCGGCGCTCAGGCGCTGGGCATGGCCGACATCGGTGCGCCCGAGTGGAACGAGAAGGGCTTCGACTACGAGAACCAGCAGGGCATCTCGATGGGTAAGATTCTGGGCTTCCTGAAGCCCAAGTTCGGCAACATCTACGAGAACGGCTCCGTGGAAGACTTCGGCGTGATCAGCGCCTACGTCGCTCAGTAACGAGTCGGGTGGGGCTCCGGCCTCACCTCGTACGTCTCAAACAGATTAGGAGAAGACCATGGCAAACGCCGCTCTCAAGAAAGTGAATGGCCGTCAGTACGCGCTGACCGCCGAGGTGACCATCGCGGTCGCCAACATGAACGAGTCCACCGTGCCCGTCACCGCCATCGACCTGCCCCACGGCGCGGTCGTTACCGGCGGCGCGGTGATCGTGGACACGGCCTTCGATGCCGCCACCGCCACCCTAGACGTCGGCGACGCGACCGTTGGCAACCGCTACAAGAACGACGTGAACATCGCCGCGACCGGCCTCACCGCCCTGGTGCCGACCGGCTACGTGAGCGACGGCGCGCCGATCCTGGTGACCCCCACCTTCGCCGACGCGGTGACGGCGGGCAGCGTGCGCGTCCAGGTCACCTATGTGATCACGGGCCGCGCACACGAAGCACAGACCAACTAAGCGGTCCTGTGGTGAAGGGGCTCCGGCCCCTTCACCGTATCTGCACCAAGGAGAAAAGACATGAAGTTCGTATTTCAGCGCGCCCGCACGGTCGAGTCCGTGTACGGCCACGTCATCCATTTCGAGAAGGGTGTCCCCACCCACGTTCCGCCCGAGATGTACCGCGAGGTCATGACCGTGGGCGGCGTGCCCGAGGACGAGCTGGACCTGGACAAACCCGCGCCGGCCGGTCCGCAAGAACCTACTGACCCCGTGGAGCGCAAGGCAGCGATCTTTGCCGCCTACGAAGCCATCGCCCTACGCAACAAACGTGAAGAGTTCACCGCCGGTGGCCAGCCTCACCTGAAGGCCATCGCCAAGCAACTCGGTTGGTCCATCGCTGACAAAGAGCGCGACCTGTCCTGGGCCGAGTTCAAGACCTCCGGCAAGGACGACTGATGAACTCGACCGAGCTTCTCGGAGCCTTCCGCAGGGAGATGCGGGATGTCGAAACCCCGTATCTCTGGGAGGACGCTGACGTCTACCGGTACATGAATGACGCGCAGAACATGTTCTGTCGTCTCACGGAGGGTATCGAGGACTCGTCAAGCGACGTCTGCCGCATCACTGTCACCGCGGGGACCGAGTGGTACCCGATCGACCGAAAAATCCTCAAGGTGCGCGAGGCGGTCAACATGGCCACCGGGCGCCCCTACGAGGTCGTGAACATGGAGAAGGCGTCGCTTCAAGGCGTCCTCTTCAACGGGCGTCCGGGACCGTTGAGGCTGTTCGTGACCGGAATGGAGAAACACAAGCTACGCGCCTGGCCGCTACCGTCCGAGGGCGCTACGGTCGAGCTGCGCGTGTTTCGCCTGCCGCTGGAGCCCATCACCGACATCGGCGACCAGGAGCTGGAGGTCGACGAGCAGCACCGCAACGCGCTGCTGCTGTGGATGAAGAGCCTGGCCTATATGAAGCAAGACGCCGACGCATACGACAAGGCTGCTTCCGAAGAACTTGAGGGTCAGTTCCGAGCGTACTGCCACGCCGCCCTGAAGGAGCAGGAGCGCGCCCGTCGCAACAACGGTACCGTCGTCTACGGGGGCCTGTAATGCCTACTACCCGCACTCTGACAAACGCTGGTGCGCCGCTGCATTCGCCCGAGGGAGATTTGCTTGGTGGCGTGCAGATCCATTTCCAGTTGATGGATATGGGTGGGCGCCCATCGGACGCCTGGGATGCTATTTCCAATGAGCGCGTAGGCGGGGAAACGGTCATTGTCACCACTAACGCTGCAGGTGAATTCAGCGTTGATTTGTGGCCCAACACGCGAGGAAACCGAGAAACCAAGTACAAGTGCCGCGTGCAGTTCGAGGGCTTCCGCGAATTCTCTGGTGTGATTGAGGACGTGCCCGGTGAGTTGCAATGGGCTGAGTTCATGCTGGCGGGCTCGTCGATGGAGCCGCAGGACATGAGCGCCATAGCT